AATGGATGACCACTAATACCTACACCTAATGGCTGCCCGCGACCTACCTCTAAACCAACACAGGCCCAAACTAAGCGTTGAGTTTCAGGATTATAAAAAGATGTATCAGGAAATCCAAATTTGTTTGGATCTGGTAAACGAACCCTAAATACCCTATATTGTAATCCTGACACCTTTGGTACAACTATTTTTTTAGGATTGTCAGATTTAGGTATGGAATAATATGGATGGCCTACTGTAAGCAGCCTAGCACTGCCTGCGTGATAATATATGTTGGTTCGTGTTACATATTCATCCGTGCTTACAACTTTAGACACTGGGACAGGTGGTAAGTAGACTGTAGCCTCGCTAGGCCGCCACAGAGACATCTGTAAAAAAATATGATACACGTTTACGTCGACGTTTTAACATATAATAACTAGGGTGCAAATAAAAATCACCCCCATCAACAAAAATAGACACTTGTGGCGTTGTAGGGGCCAAAGGAAATGGAAAAACCTGTGTAGGTGCATGCTCTATAGGTACATCAGGCCCAGAAAATATGGGAATGTCAAAACCTGTACTTAGTGGCACAGTGGTATTTGTAGGTACATAGGCAGACACAGCAGATGTGGACTGTAAAGCAGTAGAAGGGGAAACATTATGTGTGGCAGGTGTATCCACAGTAAAATCAGTGTCTGCATAAATGTCATATAAGCCATCATTTAAAGTAGAAGCAGTAGTTGCAGACGCCCCTAAAGGTTGCATTTCAATACTTTCACCTGCAGGATTAATACTACTAATATCATAATAATAATGTACCCTTGCACCAATAGTAGCACCACTACGAGTGCGCAAAGTTTGTTTATTACCTAGTCTACTATATCTAACAGTGTTCCTACGTGAGGTAAGGGCAGGCCTATGTAATGCTATAATATCTAAAAAGTCGGGATCAGGGGCCATATTATGCGATGTATTGGAAAAGTATAAAGATTCTTCAGCATTTACAGTTTCATAGGCAGGGTTTTCATATGTAATTAGTTGTTTTGGAGCACTAAGAAACGTTGGATCAATAACTTTTACTTGTTGTGTAGCCTTACTATATAACCCTAAACGTGCAGGACGGCGCACCCCTGGAATGGGTGTGCTACTTGTTATGTTTTCATTATTAGTAGACACAATAAATGTATCCATAGGTATTTCCTCATAATTATGTGTGCTAATAGATGATGATGACAGTAGTAAATGACCTGATGTTTCTGCAGGTGTAGGAGGTTGCAATACAGATGGATCAGTGAAAGTAGGATTCTCATGTGTGCTAACACTTGTTACATCTAAAATTGCAGGTGTTGTGTCTGCAGTTGTAGCAATGTCAAACCCAGATGTTGTAGGAGGGTGTGGTATAGGAGCAGGGGCACCAACATCAATAATTCCAGATTCTTCAACAAGACTTACTATAGAGGGGTCCAAGGGACCTACAGGGTCAATGCTAACTGGTGGTCTAATAGGTATACTTGCCTCAGATACTGTAGAAGGACGTGTACTAAGAGGGACATATCCAGTGCGACCCCCAGTACCAGATCCGGACCCAATACCCAACCCACCAAAAAACACACCCATACTACCATACCTTAATATTTGGTCTGCAATGGTAGTATGTTCTATTTTAGGTATAACGTCTGATGGACAAGTACCTGCTGCTTTACATGTTTGATATAATTGTGTAGCAGACGCACGTTTAGTGCGTTTTGTAGAGCGTTTGGACCGCATGGTAATAATAAAAAAAAAGTAAAAAAGTTTATTATACCAATACCAATACAAACAACAGTATACACAAGTAAAAAAGTTACTGTTGACTTAAAATGGATGCATGTGTATGAATTACAAATAATGGAATATATATAAACACAACATATATACAAAAACAACGTAATGGTGAGGTTGCAATAACCCATAAAACCACAATTAATAATAGTAGTGTTGCATATACCGACACAGACAGCACAAGTGGACGTATGACAAGACACACAAATAGTAGCACACAAAAGCAAAGCAAAAAGCATAGCACAATGCTTACTGTAGAAATATTCAGTTCAATCATTAGGCTAAATAGTCATATATCCTGTTGACACTGATACTGTGTTAGGTATTTTTACAGTATTTAAAAAATCGTCTCTTTGGGATGTACTTACATATGTTAAGGTTACAATAGCATTTTTATGTTTTCCATCTGTACATGTCCAATGCCATGTAGATGACACTTGTTCATACAATTGTTTATATTTTGACAGCCTATATCTTAAACATTTTAATATATTTGCATCACCTTTTAAGTGTATTATAGGTGTAGTTGCAGGACAACTGACAGCCCTTGTTTGGTTTGTGCATGCAGCTGCACTGATAACCCCACAGTTGACACTGTCCACGGAGTCGCCTCGCAACAACTTGTTGGGGTGGTGGGTGTTTCTGTGCTCTGGCTCTGTTCTTGGTCGCTTAGTAGACGTCGTCGCCCGCCGCACACCTTCACTGGTGCCCAAGGCGCAGGTTTTGGAATTCGATGTGGTGGTGTTGTTGGCTGTTGGTAGCTTTGTAACAATCCCAGCAAAGGATATTTCGTCACTGCTAAATACAGATTCAGGAAAAACAATTACCTGACCACCCGCATGCACTTCCCATTTTTTACCAGTCCCATATTTTTTTGCCTCTTCTGTAAAATTTACAAAATATGTTATATGTCCTTCATGTACATAATAAATGCCCTTACAATTAACTTGCCCTTCCACAACAGTACATTGGCCATCTATACATAGGTATATAAATTTCCAGTTAGTATAATGCATGGTGTTGTGTACATCACCATCAAATTGCACCTGTACAGTATATCCATGTTTTTTTAAACACCCTGTAGGTGCAGTTAAATACAGTTCAAGACTTGTTTGCTGCATTGTCCAGTCCTCATTTTTGTATTCAGTGTTATTTAATGTTTCCAACATCATTTGTAGTTCAATAGCTTGTAAGGCTTTGGCCTTTGATACTGACAACGCTGGCACCACCTGGTGGTTAATACTGTGTATTCCCATTTCTCTTGCTTTATACATTAATACACATTCAAGTCGAATATGTTTCCAATAGTCTATATGATCACAAAGTCGTTTACTATCATTTTCATAATGTTCTAATATTTTGTCCTGACACACATTTAAACGTTGAGAAAGAGTCTCCATCGTTTTCTTTGTCCTCTTCCTCGTGCAAATTTAATCTGCACCACGTCCTTGAGAAAAAGGATTTCCAGTTTTTATCACTTAATTCATATACTGGATTTCCGTTTTTGTCAAATGGAAATGGATTTGGAAATGTAAAAACCACCAGTCTGCTATGTAGGTATGGCCATCTGTCATCCTTACCTGCATTTATATTAGATGTAATCAATAAAGGAGGACATTTTAACTGCATTAAAGCTTTATGCTTTACATCTATAGATACAGGGTTGCCATCTAGTGCATTTCGTAGGTAATTGTCTATATAATGCCAACATGGCGTTGTAGCATCATCTAACATGCCTATTTTAGCATCAGCCAGTGGTTGTAACCAAAAATGACTTTTTGAATTTGCATATGATATTATACATCCTTGTAAAAAGCTAATAAGGCTCATTCCAAAATATGATTTACCTGTATTAGGTGCACCATGTATTAAAATACAGTTTTTCTTTGGCACTCCTTTTAAAAACAGCTTTAATGCAGATAAAAATGACACAAATTCTATTTGTTGATATCTTAAAAACTTTACTATGTCCCTCCAGTCACCTTCGTCACTAACTTTGTCACATCTACTTTTAATCCACTGTCCCATGGACATTTGTCGTTTTTCTGCTCGTTTATAATGTCTACACATTGTTCCACAATCTTTAACTATTTTTGCCTGCGAATTACTTTTTAAAAATGCACATGCATTACTATCACTGTCAGCTAATTGTGCATATCTATAGGCAATTTCACTATCATCCATAACATCATTGTCATATGCCCATTGTACCATTTGGGACAAATCAAATGTTGTGTCATTAAAACTATGCTGTAATACTGTTTGTCTTTCTATCCATTCTGGTGTTTCACCATATACATCACTAATGTTTGACATTCCTGTTCTGTACCAATATAATGCTGCAGCTGTACTACGTAATTTGGGTGGCTGAATTAACATACAATTTGTAGATATACACAATAACTTTTCTAATAATTTTTCAATTGTTATTCTATTTTTTGCACATTTAAATCTCACAAGCATTAACATAACCATGCCCCAGGAACATGCTAAACTTTGTAAATGGCAATACAAACAATATGGTTGCAATAGGGTTTTAAATCCTTCTGCAACTGTACCTGTAACTCCAAACGCAGCTACACACCAATCAGTACATGTGCTTTTATTGCTTTGAAATGGCCTAATTAGTTCCATAAAACTTACACCATATAATTCTTTAAATTTACCTAACATAGCAGCTTTACCATTGCTAGTTTTTAACACTTGCAATATATTACGTGTTGGAGTTTCATTGTCTCGTTCACTATGTGTCCCGTCACTACCATTACAACTTAATGTTGTTTGTTGCTCCTCTACCTGTACCATCTGCTGCGTTTCCACTTCAGTATTGCCATACCCGCTGTCTGGAAGTTCAAAAAGTCTTCGTTTTGCTGTTTTACTGTTATTTTCTATGCATATAGCTTTTAACCGTGGACTAATATTATAATCCACACAACTACTAATATCACTTAAAGGACTACCTACATACTTTCGTTTTAGAACCTGCACAGCCTCTGCATGTTCCTCCGCTTCCTGTGCATGAAACAATGCCTGTGCTGTCTCTGCTTCTGCCTGATTGTTGTATACATTACAATTGTCAATAAAGTCAACCATATCCTCCCCAGTATCACTACTGTCTTCATTTTCGTCGTCTGAAATGTTGTCCCCTGTCTGTCTGTCAATTACTGCTTCTACATAAAACCAACCATTGCATCCCGTCCCCTCCCCATCTGTACCTGCTGGATCAGCCATTGTAGTTACAGTCTAGTAGAACAGTTGGGGCACACGATTCCAAATGAGCCCATTAACAGCTCTTGCAATATGCGAATATCTACTTGTGTGCTCTGTACACACAAACGAAGTGTAGACTCACACTGACAACAAAAGGTAACGATATTGTAATTGGATGTGTCCGGTTTTGCTTGTCCAGCTGGACTGTCTATAACATCCTCCTCATCTGAGCTGTCGGGTAATTGCTCATAACAGTGGAGGTCAGTTGCCTCAGGTTGCAAATCTAACACATAGTCTTGCAATGTAGGTGTTTCTCCACGCATGTTTACACTTGGGTTTCAGTACGAGGTCTTCTCCAACATACTATGCAACGTCCTGTCCACCTTCCTCCTATGTTGTGGAATCGTTTCTTTTTATCCAAATGTCTTTGTTTTTCTTCTGGACACAACGGTCTCTGACACGTTATACACCTAATTAATAAATCACATATACCTTTGTTTGTCAATTTTTCTAATGTTGTTCCATACACACTATATCTATACCATCTAAATTCACTCACTTTAGAATAAAATCTTAAACATTTTGTACACACTCCGTATGGTGTGTCGTCCCTATATACTATTGTTAAATCTGTAAATGCAAAATCTAATACCTCTGTTTCTGTTAACTGACCTTTGCAGTAGACACAATTCAATCTTAGTTCATCGTAGGGTATTTCCAATGCCGAGCTTAGTTCATGCAATTTCCGAGGTCTTTCTGCAGGATTTTTGAACATGGCGTCTGTAGGTTTGCACACAATACTATGTGCTTTATATACCAACCGTTTTCGGTTCACCAATTTCGGTTACTCCCTACTTTTTTATAACAAGATTATTATTATTAAGTATAAAAAGAACAATTGCTTGTAAAACTGTGACCGAAAACGGTGTAATACTTATATGCAATTAATTATATGAGTAACATACAACTTATTTATAATGCATGACACAACCTTGGCAGTTTAAACATGTGCAAAAGCCAGCACTGCAATCAAGGATATAGATAAGCTACAAAATATGTGCCTAAAAGCAGTTTAAGGTGTGTAGGACAATATAATATATGTGCATGACACATAGTTGAACTACAGTTGTATTTACACAAACATGATTCATATTATAATTGCAAAGTTGGACTGGATTATATGTTGGCAAGGTGTGTTAGGCAGGAAACTACAAGCCAGGATGTTGGCAAAAACTAGTATTCAGGAAACCAAAAACCGCAGGACTACTGTATCAGCATATTTGTACCAGCATGTTTAAACAATGCAACCGAAAACGGTTAAGGATTTAAAATGGCTGTATAAAATTAAAATGGAGTAGCTTTAGTTGCAAAAAACGGACCGGGTGTACAACTTTTACTATTGCGTGACACTGAAATTATAGGGAGGAATAAGTACATGACTATTGGGAGGAGTAGGGACAAGTAGGAACAATAGTTTATGAAATAGTAATAGTATGTTACTAATAGGGTGTATATAAGGACAACATACACAACACACACAGGTATACACATATTTATTAACATACATAGCATACATACACACATAACATACTATACATATATACAAGTACACAC